TATTTAAAATGGGTATGTCTGTTACATTGATTATTTTACTTAAATTTTGAATAAATGTAAAAATATCAAAACTAGGATTAAATACATTGATATCTCGAATATACCAGGAATATTTTTTTATATCACTAATTATTTCTGGTTGTTTATCGTGCGAATATTGTTTATTATTAAGTGTTTCTGTATCGTAAATAGTGAAATCTTGATTTAGTTTAAAAATGGTACTAGTGGCAAGGTCTATTAATACAGGTACTACATTATATGATTTTACAGTGTATTGTTTATTTTGATATGTGTAAGTAATACTTTCATTAGGGTAATGTTTGAGTAAGATATTAGATAGAGTGAGATCTTTGTGCATGAATTTGAATTTATCTTGTAAAATTGCAAATAGTAAAAATATTTGATTGCACAAAGATCCTATTTTGTTTGTGTCTTTAGAGTATTTTGTAATGTATTCTTTTAATGTCATGGGTATATTTTCCATAATGAGAATTTGTTTACTACTATTAAAATAATAGTTATGAATTTTTACAATGTTATTTGGTAGTTCTTTGTGCAAAATATTATTAATGAGTATTTCTTTGGGAAATTTTCCAAGATGTAAAGTATTTTTGGTTAATGTATACTTTTTTTGGTCAGTGGTACGTTTGTCAAATTTGGTAAAGTATTTTTTGGTTTGGTATAAATCAATATTGCGTTGGGTTGAATAATTAACTTTTTTAATACCAGGTATATTTTTGATAGTTTTTTCTTTTTTGTTAAAATCATCGTCAGATAAATAATGAGTGAATATTTTGTTTAAGATATTCTCCATTATATTTGTTACATAAATTTATTTTTATGTGACAAAATAATAATTATTTATACAAATCCAATCCAACTGAAATTTCCACTCACATAACGTGCTCTATTACCTGTAACTACTAGATTAATAGATAAAGAAGTTGTATTACTCGTATAATGTGTACCTTGAATTGCCCAATATGTTGCATTTGTTGGTCCGTAATTATACAAATAACTACTACCACAAGAATATGAACCTATTGTAGAATTAAGCCAACCATCACTACTTGCACCGCTTAAACCAGTTGAGCCATTTGCAACAAGTCTTATATCACTACTTGCACCACCACCAGTATCATCATTAATTATTGTACATGTCATAAAAATAATAATAGCATTAAATTTGCAAATATTTGGACAAGTAGCTGTAATACCTGTTGCTCCAAGTTGTATTACACCACCATTCCATATATAACCAGATCCATTATCAAAAGTAATTTTTCCAGAATGTTTATCACTAACATTTATATTACTACAATTTATATTACTACAATTTATATTACCAGAACATCTAAAATCACCAGTTGGAGAATAACTAAATGGACGACCAGTCCAATTTCCTCCATCACGTGAATTATAATGATGTACTTCTAAATTACCTGGAGTACCAGTACTAGCATCTTGAGATAGATAAGTTATAAAACTTGAATTATTATTGTTATGTGTTATAGCACCAGTAAAATTTATTCCAGCTGTAGTTTTAATATTAGCACATTGTAATTGACCATTTATATTACCATTTCCATCCATAATCTTTAATCCTGACGCACCATCATTTACTAATTGCGTATTAAATGCACCTGTTGTTGTAGGATGAGTAAGACTAAGTGTTTCAGTAAATACATAACCGGTTGTACCAGTAGTACCAGTTTTAATATTATTAGCTGAAATTATATCACCATTAACAGTTGTAGTACCATTAACAGTTGTAGTACCATTAATAGTAGTTGTACCACTAATACTTGCACCCGCACTAACATCTAAATTACCACATTTTAAAGATCCTCTAACCCAATTATTATCTTTATATATAGTTAAACCAGCAGTGCCAACAAACATTGTGGCACAACTTATTGTTCCACCATAAGGTGCTGTTAAATTTAAGGTTGAATTTAGAGTAGTTAAACCATTAACATTTAAAGCACCAGCCACCGTCAAATTACCAGGATTAGTCAAAGTACCATTACCATCTACCAACTTCTGAGCCACCTTAGCCAAAGTAACAATCGAAGAAACAGGTACTAAAGAAGGATCAAAATTTTCTTGTTCATCACACCAAATATATTGAGTAGTTATATAATATACAACAATTATTGCAATTAAAACATAGATAAATGTTGTTGTTTGATTTTCCATATATATTTACTAAAGTATTTTTTTATACTGAATTAAAATATTTACTCATAAATATAAATAATGAGTGAATATTTTGATTAATCTATTATCAATTATATTTGTTACATAAATTTATTTTTATGTGACAAATTAAAAAGTTAATATATTTGATAGTATAAGATAATTTAATTTATGAATAATATTTTTACAATGTAATTAAATTTGTACTTGGTACATTTGATATAAAATAACAATGAAACCTAATAAAATTAAAAAATTAAATACTACATCAGGTACTTCTGCTTTAGTATACCCAAATTGCGCTGTGTAGGATAATTTACTTTTTTAATAGTAGGTATATTTTTGATAGTTTTTTCTTTTTTGTTGAGATCATCGTTAGATAAATAATGTGTGAATATTATTTATTGCATGTTATATAATAAATTAACTATATGATAATCTTGATACTACTAGTGTAAATAAATCGGAGTTAGTATTATTAAAATAAAGTAAATCTTTAGTAGCATCTGTATCTATATTTAAACTCCATGCTACTGTACCATTACTCCATAAATTATGTCTAAATGGTACTGAATAATTATTACCAGTTATACTATTTTTATATGTATCGTGATTATAATAAAATGTTACTTGTAACATTCTACCAGAATCAGGATTATTAATATTAAATGCAGTTGCATTATATACTCCTGGACCTGGAAATCTTATACCATTAGAACTACCATTAATCCAGTTTGTTTGATTATATATTATTGTATTTGGTGATGTTATACTACCACCAACAGTTAAATTACCATTAACATTTGAATTACCATAAATAGTAGCATCAGTTGCTGCTAACTTACTAACACTTATATCGCCATTAGCTAACCATTGACTATTACCTGCATGCCAACCACCATTGCCATCATAATTTGCACCACCGCAATACATATTTCCACTAAATACAATATCATTAGTTGATACAAATTTATTTGCAGTTACAGGACCATTAATTCGAACAGCACTTGTTTGACTATCAATATCAATATTATGTTGATCTTTTTCATTTCTAAATTGAAAACCAAATTTTGATCTAAATGCAGTATAACCAGTATTTTCAAATAATAACTTATTTGGATCATCTGTTGCTGGTGCATTTGCAGTTATCCAAGTACCATATCCAAGTGAAAATCCACCTTGTGCATTTGTACATTTACCCGAAATTTCACCAGTTACATTTATATTACCCTTGACATTTAAATCGCCATTATAACTTAATGTCATTATATTTTTATATATAGGAGCATTAGTAGTACCATCACTAACTTGCCAAATAAATCCATTTGTAACAGCATTAGAATCACCAATAATATTTGGATTACCACCAGAAGAACTTGATATAAATATAGTATTTTGTAAATTTAATATTATTCTATTTGAATTAAAATTATTATTGATACCATTATAATATAAAGCAGTATTTGCCTTAATTTTAGTTGTTAAGAGATTATTATTTACAATTAAATCACCCGCCACCGTCAAATTACCAGGATTAGTCAAAGTCCCATTACCATCTACCAACTTCTGAGCAACCTTAGCCAAAGTAACAATCGAAGAAACAGGAACTAAAGAAGGATCAAAATTTTCTTGTTCATCACACCAAATATACTGAGTAGTTATATAATACACAATAATTATTGCAATTAAAACATAGATAAATGTTGTTGTTTTATTTTCCATATATTATTACTAAAGTATTTTTTTATACTGAATTAATTTATATACATGGTATAAAACAACAACCACCCCTAATAAAATTAAAAAATTAAAAACTACATCAGGTACCTCTGCTTTCATATAACCAATATAAATAAATAAAGGACCTACGAATAATATATGTAGCCAATAAACATACGAAAAATCACTCATTATATTATACATTTAGATTTTATATTTATCACCATAAATATCATTTTTCTTCACCAGTTTAAAACCTAATTTTTTATACAATTGTATTGCAACTATGTTTGCAGGATCAACATACAAATATATTGGCAATTTTTTCTTTTTCAAAAATTCCAATATTTTAACTACTAATACTTTTCCATACCCCAAACCTCTTTTTTCAGGTATAACATATACTTCTCGTATTACATATGAATTATCAATGTGTTTTACTCTTAAAGAACCAACCAATAAATTATTAATATACCCAGAAGCAAAGTAATCCAATTTCCCAATAAATGTTTTTTTATCACTACTATTAGCCAAAACTATTTTATTTACATCATAATCTTTGTATCCACCAATCTTTACTTCTAAACCAGTATTTCGACGCATACGTCGATTATTTATTTTTTTCCAAACATAATATGGTCTAGGTTTCGTACCCTCATAATAAAATGCACCTTCATATTCCAATCCAGCTAGTTTTTCATGAACATAATTTTTCATTATAGTTATAAATTCTTCTTCAGTTGAGTCTTCAATATACAATACCAAATGACCTTTACTTTCTAAATGTAAATACGCTTTATTCAACAGTGGAAATAAAAACTCATTCGTAAATTCATCTACACTCTTCCAATGAACCATATGTTCATATACTTCTTTTGTATAGAATGGTGGACTAGTAAAAACCAAATCAAATTTACCAGTTATTTCAGCATCTTGAAATTTACTACAAATTACTTTGTACTTACTTTTATTTATGGCTTTATCTTGTATAATACTATTATAAGCTTTTTGCATTGATTTATTACTGTCCACTCCAACATATTCACAACCATATTCAATCGCACATCGTAATCGATCACCCCAACCAGCAGTTGGATCTAACCAACGTTTAGGTTTAAACATATCCAGAACTTTCATACCAATAGGAAATGGATAGAGAGTGCACATTTTTGTATTTTGTAAGAGTTCTCGATATGTCCAAGTAGGATGAATGTCCCATAATTCTCTAGGGGATAATTGAGTGCCCATTTTACATCGTAAACGTTGTTGAAAAGAATATTTATCCGTTTCATCAATTAATTTCCAATCTTTTGATTTGGGTAGTATAATATGTTTTCCTCGGAATGTCTCCATAATTTATTTCTATATAAAAAAACCTAAAGTTAATATATGAAACATTATTTATTATTTATAATTTGTATATTAATTTTTTATTTCATATATATTAATATTAATGATATTTCTAAATTTTCAAATTATGAATTTATTGATTATATAGGAAATCCTCCTATTAAAAATATTCAAGATCCATTAAATGAAATGAAAAAATATAATATAGTTTTTGGTGCAACCGTGAGAAATGTAGAGCCGTTTATTAAAAAAAATTTAGAATATATAGATCAATGTGGAAAACAATTTAAAAATTATAAAGTAATTATTTATGAAAATGATTC